TGCGGGCGTTCGTTTGTGGCATTCGATGTCGACCAACGCGCGGTGGAAATGGCGCAAGCCCGAGCAGACGCCGTGCACTTTGAACCCTTGCTCCCCTTATGACAGAAGAATACAAAGACCGACTCCGAGCGGAAAAAGTGGCCGTTTCCGAGCGACTTGCCGGGGTTGATATTTCGGCTTATCAGCTTTCTCGTATCGACCGGCGCATAGAAGTCTATTGCCGAGAAGTGGCCGACCATCCGCAGGCACATAATCTGTACGAACAGCTAGCAGTAGAACGCTTTTTCCGTATGGTGGACAAATATGGACTGAATGCCGTGGAAGTCCTGAAGTTCTTTGCGCTGTACGAAAACCTATATTTCCCCGGCAAAACGGGCCTGCAGAAATACAAACTTACCCCGGTGCAGACTTTCCAGTATGCGTCGATTTTCGGTTTTTGGAAGGGGGATCGCCGCGTTGTGCGTCGTGTGATGCTGTTTGTTCCGCGCAAATTCAGCAAAACGACGAGCAGCGCGGCGCTGGGCGTGAATGACGTTTTGTACGGCGACGCAAATGCCGAATGCTACACCTGTGCCAACAGCGAAGACCAAGCGAAGAAATGTTTTTCAGTGGTGCGCGGTTGTTTTCGAAAGCTCGACCCCAAGGGGAAATACTACCTGGCAAACAAGACGGAAATACAAAGTCGGCGCCCGAATCGTCCTGCCTTTGCACAATGTTTGACGGCCAATGCCAACACAAAAGACGGACTAAATGCGTCGACTGTGATCGTCGATGAGTTCGCCAAAGCGCGCGACGCAGAACTATTCTACACGCTGACGTCGTCGATGGGCGCACGCAAGAATCCGCTCACCGTAATCATCACCACCGCATCGGAGCAGATCGACGCGCCGTGTTTCGAAATGGTGCAAGGTTGTTGCCGGCTGTTGTTAGGGGACTATGAAGATGACAGCTATTTTGCCCACTTGTTTATGCCGGACGTCGACGACGACGAGGGGAGCGAGGACACGTGGCGAAAAGTACACCCGCACATGGGGGTAACTGTTTCGATAGATTTCTATCGCGATGAGTGGGCGGGGGCATTGCGCAACGGCGCAGAAGCGATGCTCGCTTTCCGTACGAAGCTGCTGAACGTCTATGCAGAAGCCGAGACGCGGGCGTGGATTAGCGCCACCCTCGCCCGGAAAATGATGCGACCGCTGAGCTTGGACATGTTCACGCAGCGGCATAGCGTGATGGTCGCATTTGACTTGTCGGAAAGCGACGACTTTTCAGCCGTGACCGTCTGCATTCACAACACCACCGACCGCACTATGCATTTCCACACGGACTATTTTTTTCCGAGTGGGGCACTGACGGGGCATCCGAATGAAGAGCTTTATCGCAGATGGGCGGAAGATGGACATTTGCAACTCACTCGGGGGGAAGTTATCGATTATCGTACGATAGTAGGGCATATCGTCGGAATTGCCAAACGCTTCGACATTATAAAAATCGGGTATGACAGTTGGAAAGCACAAGAGGTGACAAATATGCTCGCCGCAGTTGGTGGGAACGACGCCTTGAAACCCATTGCACAGACGTTCGGTAATTTCACCGCCCCCGTCGAAAGCTTCGAGCACTGGGCGAAAGAAGGCCGAATCACCATCAACGCCAACCCGATCAATGCTTTCTGTTTTGGGAACGCGGTGCTTGGGTTTGATCGTTTGGAGAACTGCAAACCCGAAAAGCGCAGCCAGACGCGGAAAATCGACGGTGTGATTACTATGCTGATGACGTTGCGTTTATTCCTCGACGCTGAACAATGAAAAACGACGCGGCGAGCCAATCTAAATAGATGAGAAAATAATTACTCATTGGGGCATTTTGGGGCGCGTTGGAACGTTCTGGGACGCGCACCCGTTTGCGTTCTTTTTTTTCTCGGAAAAACGGCGTTGCGCGCGTGGTTTCAATGTGCTAATTTCGCGATGATGAGTAGAATATTGAAACACTCCACCCGAAAATGAAAATCATAGATAGCCTCCGCAACTTGTTTCGCAGCGCCCCTGTCAAGAAGGGCAGCGCGGCGGGCTATGTCGCACCTTCTGGCTTAGATTTCCTTTTCGGGTTGGGTACTCAAACCTCGCCGCTCGCCATTCCCACGGCGCACCGCTGCGTCGAAGTGATTGCCGGCATCGTGTCTTCGCTTCCTTTGCGGGTGCAACACGAGCGCGACGGCTTGTTCGTGGATCGTCCCACCGACCGCCTCACCTATTTGCTGAATGTACAGCCGTCTGCAGCGCTTTCAGCCGCAGACTTTTGGGCTGCTGTCGTTCGTCGGTTGCTACTCGATGGAAATGCGTACGTCTTACCCATCTATGATACCTCCTCCTATGAACTCTTGTCGCTCGTGTTGTGCGGCCGCGGCACCGTTAGCCACGACACCACGCGCAACATGTACAGCGTCAACGACCTCACTGCAGGAGTCTCCGGCACATACGACGAGAGCGAAATCCTACATTTCAAGCACCTAACGTTGGACGGGAAAACGGGACTTTCGGTGGTGGGCTACGCCTCCCAAACGCTCAACATTGCCGGCACCGGCGCGGCGGAAACTTATACCCGATTTGCCAACGGCGGCAATGTCCGCGGTTTCGTAGCCAATGGGAGCGGCGGGCGACCGTTTGCCCTCGGAGAATACGATGCCGGCGAATTGCAGCGCACGGCGAAGAGTATAGACCGTCAATTTTCCGAAGGTGCGAAGATTGTGGAGCTCCCCGGCCAAGTCGATTTCCGACAAGTCACCATGACCTCGGCCGACATGCAGTTCCTCGAAACGCGCAAATTTACGGTTTACGAGATTTGCCGTTTCTTTGGAGTCCCGCCCTCGTTCGTTTATAGCGACACAAGCAACAATTACAAGAGCGCAGAAAACGCCTACACCGATCTCCTGAATTTGACGCTCAACCCGATTTTGCACAAGATAGAATGCGAGTTGCTCCGCAAATTGTATCCTTCCGAGATCGCACACCGTCGGCGCATCGTTTTTGATCGGCGCGAAATTTACGCCTGCGACCTCGAAAGCCGCGTAAAATATCAGACCGCGACGGTGGCTGCCGGGCTTTATACGGTGAACGAATGGCGTGCGGCTGAGAATAAGCCCCCCGTACCCGGCGGCGACACTCCGCTCGTGTCGGCCAATCTTCGCGATTTGTCTCTTAACCCAACCACAACGGACAATGGAAAAGAAAAGCAAGCATAACCCGGACGCCCCAATTCGCCGCGAGACCATCGTGTGCGAAGGCTTACACCTCCGCGAAGAGCAGGACGGACACGAAAGTAGAACCATCGAAGGCTACGCGATTTTATTTAATACGCCGTCTGCCGTGCTGTGGTGTGACGACGTGGACAAGCTCGAAGCACGCGAAATCATCGCCCCCGAAGCTGTGACGCGCGAATTATTGGACACCTCCGATATTAAATTCACGTTGTTCCACGACCGCCAGCTCATTCTGGCACGTTCCAATCATGGGGCGGGAACCTTGTCGTACAAGATAGACGAGCGCGGGGTGGCTTTCTCTTTTGAGGCCCCACACACGGCCGACGGCGAGAAAGCACTGGAATTGGTTCGCCGCGGTGATTTAGCGGGGTGTAGCTTCGCTTTCTCTACCTACTATAATAAACGCGACTACGTGGGGCGTGACGTGATCACAGATGCGAACGGAACGCAGCAAGTGACTTACACCGTGCGCCGAATGCTTGGCGTCCACGACATGACACTCGCCGCAGACCCCGCCTACCCTGATACGAGCGTTTCGCTCCGCGAACTGTTGGAAACACCAACCCCGCCAACGTCAAAGGAAGGCGCTGAGGCGTGCGAACGACAACTCGCAGAAATGTCCGCAATTCTTCAAAAGTACAAACACTAAAACCAAACGATTATGCGAAAGAAGAAGACCATCACAGCCCGTGGCATTGAGCTGCGCGAACGCCGCCACGAAATTACGGCCAAAATCGAAGAGATGGCAAACAAACTGCGCGAAGAACAGCGCGCCCGCAATGAGTCCGAAGAGAACGAATACAATGAACTTTTGCGCGAGCTCCAGCTTGTCGACATGGATCTGCGTTCGTTGGCCGTCGATAACGGCCGCAACATTGAGAACGTGCAACGTGAGTTCACGGAAATGGTTCGCGAATGTGTGCGCGACGGTAAGAAAGTCGGGTTTACCTTCGCGCGCGACATGGTGATGGTGAGCGATGCGAACAATGGCGGCGTCGTTCCCTTGCTTGTCCAGGATGTTATGGGACCGCTAAGCGAAAGACTTATTTACGACAAAATCGGCATTCCCATCGCAACGGGGGTACATGGCGAGTATGTATGGCCTTTCCACGGCGACGTCTCCGTTACAATTGCCGGCGAGGGTGTGGCTGTGCCGGGCAAAAAGATCACGTTTACCAAGAAGACAGCGCACCCCGAGCGTTTGGCAGCGTGCTACGAGGCCTCACGTGAGTCGTTGTTGCAGACGGATAACCTCGTCGAGGACATTATTAAGAAAATGATTCCCGTGGCAATTGGCAAATGCATCGATGCCGTCCTGTTTAGTACGACCAAAGCAACGGGGGCGGTGGACTTCGTCGGCCCGTTTGTGGGCTTGAAAGCGACAGCAAAACAGATTGGCCCGAATTTGGACTTTAAGACGATGGTGATTGCCAAAGCCGATTTGCTGAAAACAGGTGTCGAGGGTGAAGCCATGGCATGGGTTATGACGAAATCAATGAAAGCGATTCTCGAAGCCACGCCGAAAGACGCCGGTTCTGGTATCATGGTTTGCGAAGACGACAAGATTGCCGGCATCCCGGTCTACACCACGCAAGCCATTGGCGACGACTATATCGGATTGGGAGACTGGAGCTACCAACCGCTCAGCTTCTTCGGAGACACGTCGCTTATTATCGACCCCTATTCAGGTGCCGACAGCAATAAAGTCCGCTACGTCGTGAATACTGATCTTGCGACCACTACGCTTGTCCCTGAAGCGTTCCGACTCTACAAAGTAAAGGACGCCTAACCTCATACTCTTTCCTTGTTTATCATGCTAACCGATTTCGCCCTATTTCGCAAGCATTGCCGCGCCGATGATTTCGACGACGAGACCGAATACCTGCGCGACTTACTTGAGGCCGCGGAGGAGACTATTATTCGGGCAACGAATCGCACGGCCGCGGAGCTTGTCGAAATAGGCGGCGGTTCGCTACCTAAACCCTTGCAAATCGCTGCTTTCACAATCGGAGCGCACTGGTACAATCAACGCGAATCCGTGGCAGCGGTGCAAATGCACGAAGTGCCGGGGACTCTCGCAGCGTTGGTAAAACCTTTTCAACGATTATGCAGGCAGGAAGAATGAGAACGCGCCTCGAACTATTGCGCCCCGTGCGCGATGTCGACCATTTCGGCGCAGAAAGTACGAAATACGAACGGGTGCGTGTGGTGTATGCCGAATTAGTGCGGCACACTGCTCGGAAACACGACGAGGTCGGCGAGCACTTCGCAGACCACACGACAGAATACAACGTGCGCGACGTGCACAAAGTCGGCGAAAACTGGCGAGTGCGCGAATTGTTCGGGAATCTGTACACCGTTACGGCCGTAATTCCTAACAAACCGCGCGGGTTTGTTACCCTCTATTGCGAACGTGTAAACGAATAGCCTATGCCGACGCAAGTAAACACCGACGGACTGAACTCCCTCTGGTTTATGTTGTCCGAAAGAGAACGCAAAAAATCTCTCATCGGCGCCGCCCGAACTACGGGGCAAATTTTACGCCGCGCCGCGCAACGGGCGCTCTCCGCATCGGGAGTGAACAACGCACAAGCCTTGCGAAAGAATGTCCGTCTCAATGTCTTCAAAGAGAAAATCGGATTTAAGGTTTACGTTACCCCCCGATTCCGAAAGGCGATGCACTTGAACCGCCACAACTTACTAAAGCCCGTGGTTTTTTGGCTGAATGGCGGAACAAAAGCGCGCGTAACAAAAGACGGTGGCGGCTCCCCTAATTCGAGAAGAGCCGCTCGGCTGAGGAAATCTCACAAGACCGGGCATATCACCGCAATGGAGTTTATAAAAGCCGCTCGTGGAAACCTCCCCGAAGCTAAGGAAGCATTTAGCGGAAAAGTCTACGAATGGGCGGCACGCGTTGCAGCACAGCATTACAAATAATCAGCACACAACATGCACAAACGTTCTTCTCTTAGCGCGGGGCTTATTGTCCGCCATCTCCTAACCAACGATGAGGCCGTGCAAGCAATCACGCGGCATATTTTCCCCGTGATTGTAGACGAAGCGACTTTGCCCTATGTTGTTTATCGTCGTGCAGATTTGGAAGCGGCACCGAACAGTAATGGCGCGGCCGATGTCTTGACCTTTGAAATTGCATGCTATGCCGCATCGTATGCGGAAAGTGTAGAATTAGCCGAGGCTGTCCGCCACGCGCTAGATGGTACGCAAACCGTGTCCGGTGATTTGACGCTACGTGCGTGCCGTATCGCATCGGCTGAAGAGCTCTACGACGGCGATGCTTATGCGCAATTACTAACTTACACCGCCCGCGTCTGAACATTAACCAACACAACACCAAACAAAAATCTTTCATTATGGCATTACCAGCAGGATACGTCAACGGCAGCGACCTCTTGTTGATTATCGGAGGCAAAGCTTTGGGGCACTGCTCCTCGTTCTCAGTTGATTTCAAGAGTGAAACCAAACAGCGTGCGGTGAAACCCGTTTCCACCCTTCCCCCGGGTTCTGCGAAATTCAAGGACGCAACGGTTTCGAGTTTAAGTATTTCCATCAAGGCCGAAAATTTTATCTACGTCGGCGAAACAGAATCAGATTACAAGGCCTATTTGAACGCGTGGATGTCTGCGAAGCCCGTAACGTTGGAACTAAGAGCTCGCGGTGCGGACGAGTCGTGGCTTTCCGCACCTTTTATCATTGAAAGCCATTCGCTGACCACTGAGGCCGACCAGGATGTTAAAGCTTCGGGGTCGTTCGTCATTGCCGGCGCGCCAACGGTCTACGATGCAACTAAATTCGGAATTTGAAAATGAACACAAAGAAGTTCCCCAAGATTACGATCGACGGCAAACAGTATCCCACCCGCACCTCGATGGGGGCGATGCTGCGCTATACCCGCGAAACGGGTAACGACACGCTCGAGTTCCAAACGCTGAGCGATACGATCACCTACCTTTGGTGCTGCGTAGCTTCGGCTTGCAGTGCAGAGGGCGTGCCGTTCGATCTTGATTTAATGAGTTTCGCCGACCGGCTTGCACCAGAAGACGTGACAGGATGGACAGAGGCCCTGGAAGCCAGCACCCAAACCACAGAAGCCGAAGGCGGCGCAAAAAAAAAGTAGCCTTTTCGGAATTACTCGGATACGCGTTGGGCGTGATGTGTATGAAGTTAGACGATTTCGTGCGCCTCACGCCCGACGAGTTTCTGGCATGTATGAAGGCACACACAGACGCAAAGGAGAACAAGGCTCGCGATGAGTGGCAAAGGATGAGGCTACAAACCACGCTCCTCATACAACCACACATTAGCAAGACGATCTCCCCCGAAAAACTCTTTGCACTACCATGGGACGAGGAGGACGAGCCGCAACCCCATGAGGAAACGCCAGAAGAGCTTGACGCTCGCCGTCAATACGCGCGCGAATTAGCACGAAGACTGAACAACAAAAGCACCGACTAAATGGCAAAGACCGACATTCAAATCGTAATAGAAGCCGACGGCAAACCGATTGATGCCGTTATAAAAAGCACCGAAGGCTTGAAGGAGGCGATGCAAAAAGCGATCTCCGAAGCTACGAAACTCAAACCGTCGCTCATCAATGCGGCGGCCTCGGCCTCTTTGTTCCAGTCGCTCAAGAGTGCGGTCGGCTCGTTGCAAGGAATCTTTGCCAGCTATACGCAAAGCTATGAAGCCGCGGCGGTGGCGAACACCAAGCTTACCACCGTGATGCAGGAGCGCATGAACGCCACGGCCGAAGATGTGAAGGGTGTGAAGGACGTGATTTCGGCGCAGAAGGAACTCGGCGTGGTGAGTGGTTCGGTGCAGGTGGCCGGCGCGCAGCAAATCGGAACGTTCGCCACGCAGGCGTCAACACTCCGCACGCTCGTGCCGGCTATGAACAACCTCCTCGCGCAGCAAAAGGGCGTCAACGCCACGCAGGAAGACGCGGTTGCGGTGGGTAACTTGTTAGGCAAAGCGATGCAAGGTCAAGTCACTGCATTGCGGCGCGCGGGTGTCCCTTTCAGCGAACCCGAAAA